GCCGCCACAAAGAAAAGATCTACCACCTTCTGCTTTCCTGCCTCCATACCGGCGGCAAAATAAGCCTTGTTGCTTCTGCGAATACGCTTTGCCAGATCGTTCATTGCACTCATAGCTGTATCCCCCTTATGTACTTATCAAAATACGTCACTGCCACCGCCATCGCCGCCCACATATCCGCTGCGAACCCGTAAAAGAAACCGGGGTTCTTCTTTGTTCCTTTCCCATAATTCGGCTGGCCGGGCGCGTAGCGGTCGACGAGGGCTTGTCTGATGTTCGCATCCTTCGCCGACGCTCTGCCACATAAGTAAAGCTTTTCTTCCCGGCGGAAGATCTTCTGTATCTGGTAGCACCGCTGGAAAAGCTCGGCATATTCCCAAAATCGCCCGATCCAAAAGCAGGTGTCGAACACTTCCTGCCCGACCGGCATACCCATTCCGGCAACCATTTCGATTGCCAGGTGCTGATACTCCCGGCAGAGAACGGGGAATATCTTCCCGTTCGGAACTTTACCAACGTCCAGCACCTTCCGGATTTCCTTCCCGTCGTGCTCCACCAGCACATAGCCGGATTGGATGTTGCCGGGGTCAATCGCAAGAATTGTTCCCACCTTGCAGCCTCCTTCCGGTCTCGCACGGCTTCATCTCGTCGCAATCACCGTATTTCGCGCAATGTGCTGCAAACAGCCCCTTGAACTCCGGCAATTTGTCGATTACAAGGCAGCACATCATTTTCACAGCCTCGCGCGTCTCCTTTGCCGCCAGCCTGCAAAGCCGCTTTTCTGCAATGGTCATCAGCTCTTCGGCATTCATGTACCAGATCATGTCTACCGGCGCGTCCTGCCGCGCTGCGTTCCGATCGTATTCGTCCTGCCGGTCGTTGCGCTGGCTGCGGATAAACGGCTGTGCGTGGACGTGGCGGGCTAAATGAGTGCTTACCCAGTACGGCACGCCCTCAAGATAAAACGCAAACTGTAACGTCCGAATGGGGCTATGCCGCGCCCGGAGAATGGCGTGTTTCCACTCCATGTCCGGTGCTGTTTTCATCTCTTTGCCGATGGTAACCAAAGCGCACTGTTTTGCAAGCGCCCAGTCCTCATCGGTTGGATATTTCAAAAGTGTAATGTTCATTCTTCCCTCCGATCTCCGTAGCTGCAATACCCGTCAGGCTCCGGGTCTGAAAGCCCTCTCTGATCTGCGCAGTACGGGTCATTTTCTTCGTTCCGACGGAAATTCTTGCAATCTTGGCAACGCACGACCGGTTCAGCGTCTACCGAGGGTGCATATGCAATCAGCTCCTGAATTTTCTGTCGCGCTTGGCTCAACATTACGCGCGTGATAACATTCTCGGTTTTGCTCCGATCTTCCATGTACTTTTCTTCTGCTGCGTCGTATAGCCGGTTCGCATCAATCAGCCACATTATTGCTACCTCCTGTATTTGTCTGATACTCGCCGTGGCTGCAAAAATCATCAGGTCTGCATTACGGCAGCATATATTTTTTGCAATCGTAGCATCCGCCAGAAAGGGGTGCCCCAAGGTGTCTACAGTATTTGCAACGCACCACCTCCGCAACGTCGGCGGCGGGTTGCCGGAGCAAGAGCGTTTTCACCCGCTGCGGTGTCCAGTTCGGGTTTTCTGCATTGCATCGTTCAAAATCTTCCAGCGCAGTTTTGCGCTTGATGTAATCAGTCATCGTTTACCCTCCTGTTCCATGCTTCGATTGCTTTTTCTTTGCTGGACAGCCCAGATACTTTCATCTTCTTTGTGTGGAGGCCATCACCAGCACTATATCTCCCACAACCGGCATCCCACCCAAAATCTGCTCTATCGTAGGTATCGTACATATGGATAACGGTTGCAACTCCACCGCACTCAGGGCAGCGTTTCAATTCATCCATCTTCTCTTGCCTCCACATCCAATTCGCAGAACGTGCGTTGCCAATGTGGGCAATCCTTATACGGAACCTCGCACCAGCCGTATCCGTATGGGCAACGATAATCAGCCATCGTCCTGCACCTCCACGCCAGCCTCGTCCAGCAGGTCAGAAAGATCGGTGTCCACGCTGCTGCCAATAAAGTCGCCATTTTCGTCGTAGTGGTTGTACTCCGTGGTCGGTCTGGATTCTATCCCTGCAAACTCTTTTAAAAGTCTCAGATATTCGTCGTTATCGAAGAGCTGAGCCTGATAGAGTTGTCTCAACTGCGCTTTGGTTATACGCCTAGCCATCCTTCTTGCCCTCCTCTACACGCGGCTTAAGCCATTCTTTGATTTGCATCGCGCAGGAGCAGCAAAGCTCAATATCAGGTGATTCCTCAAGGAACGCGCTTCGTACGTTTACATACGTCGCAGAACTCACGGGGTTTATCTCCGCCCCGCAGCGGTCACATATTCGTTTCGTTGCCATCCTTCTTGCCCTCCAATCTGTTCAAAGTAAAACTTGATCGGTTTCTCGTGCTCGATAACGTTGCCGTAGGCAACTCCCACCTTGTAGATGTAGTTCTCCCTGAGTTTGCGCGGGATCTCCTCGATATAGCGCCGGAATGTCTCCAGCGTGTTTGCCCGCTTGTAGTGGTTGCACATCCGGCAGGCAGGCATGAGGTTTGAAATATCATCTGTTCCGGCTTCTTCAATATCCCACGCTCGCAGCGGCCGGAAGTGGTCTACCTGCATGTCTCGGATATCGATAGACCGTCCGCAGTAGACACAGTGGCCGTCATACTTCGCATAGACCGCTTCCCGTTTTTTCTTACTGAACCTCATACTCCGTCCACTCCTTCAAAATACCGTTTCTGTTCTTCCTGCGTAGGCCAGTCTGGGTCGAGGCAACGCTTGCGGCGGTTCCGTTTCCATCCGCTGTAAATCTTCGCATCGCGCCCGTCGATGGTGTACCCAACGCCGCGTTCTGCCCGGTTGTGAACCAGAAGTGGTCGCGGATAATTCGGATTTCGTGCCCTCAGAACCTCATACTCGCCGACAGGTTCTTCGAGTTTCCAACCACTTTGCTTCAAGTATGCTCTGAGGTCGGACAGCATCCCGTGTCTGACCGTCAATCTGTTCTTCATCTGCCACTCCATTTCCTGCAGCGCCCGCTCGGCTTCGGCGCGCGTCAAAAATATGCTCTTCCCGATTGCATTTTTATCGAAAGCCGGGCCGCATGCCGTCTCGTAGATGACCTCGCGCACCGTGTGCTCATACACCCTCACCCCGTCAGTCTCGTACACCTTGCACGGCAATATAATGACACGCCCGTCCTTGTCGGCCTCGGCTAGCTCTACAAGCCTGCTGATTGGCGTATTGTTGAGCGTTTCGAGATCAACCATGTGCTTTGCGGCCAGCGCAAGCTTAACCGTTTCCACTGCTTCCGGTTCAAGCCCCGTGTCCTCGTAGGCTGCGAGTCGCTCACACACCGCTGTTTCAAACGGGCAATCCTTGATTTTGCACCCGCTGCCGTAGCACGGTTCCTCAAAGCAGCGCGGATAATAGGCATGACGGGTTTGTCCGCCATTCCATTCAGTCAGTCGCTCCATGTCTCATACTCCTTCCCGATGTATTCGCAGTATGTCATTTCCAGCCTCGCGCCTTCGCTTTCCGCTGCGTCCGGCAGGAAAACAACCGCGTCCGCCACGTCGATCATTGCAAAGCAGATCCGCATATAGTCTGCTGGGGCCATGCCCTCCGGCAGCTCGGCTGGGCTGAGTGCTGTATACCCCCACTTTCCCAGTTCTTCTGCCGCCTTTCGGAATTTCTCCCGATACCCCGGATCTCCGGTGATTTTACCGGCTATGTAAATCTTCACGGCAATTCCTCCACATACCGCCAGCTCTGCGGCGGGCGGGTGACCGGCTTGGGTTTTGCCTTGAGCGCTACCTCTACCTCATTTGGCACAGCGTAAAATTCCCGCAGTTCTCGCGGCGTGTCGTAGATTTTCAGGCTGGAGATATGCCAGCCGTACAGCCACTTGCCGTTAGCATAATTCTGGAAATCTTCCGGGTGCATACACGCACGGTAAAGGTCAAAATCGTTCCAACGCGCGTAGTCCTCATGTCGGAACGAGAAAATCGTATCATCGTCATACTCGTCGATGCAGTCGCAGATAAACTCGCCAACGACTTTGCCTCCGCCATAAAACTGCGGATTTGGATAATCCGTTGCAATAAAGTCCTCGTGCGGGTACTTCGGCAGCGTGCAGTAGATATAGCACTTAAACGGCGTTTGCAGCTTCGGGCGCGTCTTGCGCACCTCAATGGTCTTCCGCCCGTTGATGATCTTCTCGCACCACTTCGGGCGGATGCTGATTAAAACAGCTTTCATGCCTTTCCCCCCTCCTCCGGCGCTTCCGGCAAGCCGTGCCATTCCCAGTTCGGTAGTCCTAAACTGCAGCTCATGCACTTGCAATTTTGCTTTTTGTTGCAATCACGGCAAAAAATTGTATCACTACAGTGATATTTGCAGGAAGTGCACCCGGAAGATATCTTCAGGTCAGCAATCGCCGCGTCCCTCTCGGCTTCTGCCTTTGCCTGCTCCTTCTGGGCGAGGGCAATGACCTTATCCTTCCATTCAAGCTCTTCGTACAGGTGTGCGTTGGCGCCGCTCAACCGTTCAAGCAGATCAACAGCTCCGCCCATTACTTCAGCCAGGCAATTCTCATTGCCGTATAATGGGCAATTCGGGCAGGCCGCGCCGTCATCGAGGTCGCGGAAACAGATTCGCTGCGCCTGTATAATTTCCTTGTCTGTCATAGCGTCACATTTCCCCTCCTATTTTCCGTTTCCCTCTTGCCGCCCTCCGGCAATTTCTCGCCCCGCCGCTTGTCATCTGGCTTATGTCGATGATCTCGGCGCGTTTGCCGTAGTTTTTAAGCCGTTCTCCCTTCACGGCGTTCCAAGCCTCGCAGGACGCGCTGCAACCGGCTTTCCGGTTGGGGCAGTCCTGCGTGCATGGTCCAAATTTACTTCCTCCTGACAAGCACAGATACCTCCACTTCATAGCACTCGTTCTCATGCACGCAGATCGTTTTCTCCCGCTTTTCCAGCGGGTCATCGACCTCGAAAAGGTAAAATGTCCGCCCCTTCATCTTCTGCGGATACTTCCGCGTAAGAATTGGTTTTCCAAGCTCCGGCATCAGCCGAGGAAAGAGATTCGGAATCGGCGTGGGAATCACGATCCATGTTTTTATCATGCTCCGTCCCCCATCAGCTTCTGAATCGCCGCCCGCTGCACATCGGACAGTTCGTCCCCGTGGTGCTGCACGTTGTATCCCGGCTTCTTCCCCGGCTGTGACGGCGCGCCCTTCTCATGTTCTTTCGATTCCCACGTCAAAAACTTCTGCTTCCAGTTCCGTACGGGATCGCCCTTCCCGTCGACCCAATTTCCGGCAGAATAATAGTCGAAAAATTTCTGTGCCAGATTCGGGGCTCCACGCTCCTTCGCGTATGCGGAAACCTCTTCCAACGTAGGTGGTATAAATTTCTTACGTTTCTTCTCAGAAATAGAACTACTCTCTTTTCTATTTCCATTTCCATTTCCTAAAGGTAATACCGTGGTATTACCGCAAGCACTACCATCAGCCATACCAGAGTTATCATTTTCTTTATTCCAACGCTTGCTGATGTTCTCCCTTTGACGCTGGCAATGCTTGTCCCGTTTTTCGATTTCAAGCTCCATCCGGTGGTTGAAGTACTTGCCGTCCTCATCCTTCTGAAACTTGCTCATAACCTCGTCTGACGGCTTTTTGACAGCCCGTATGATTTCCTGCATCGTCATATGCCCGCGCTCTCTTTGGAGGCACAGGAGCGTGATATACTGCCCACGCTCCCGCATATCCATCAAGGCACAGCCGGATAGGAAATCCGACGTGTAAAACAAGACGGCAGGGTCTTTGTTGTTTGCCATCCCGCGTCCTCCTTAGAACGGCAGTTCTTCGCCGTCATCTTCGCCCATCATCGTAAACCCGCCGGGGTTTGCCGGGTCCTTCGGCTCCGAAGATTTCTTTCCTTCGCCGAAGTAAACGCGGTTCGCTACGACCTCAGCGGACCGGCGCTTGTTCCCATCCTTGTCCTTCCAGTCGCGCAGCTGCAATCTACCGTCCACGACCGCCATGCTGCCCTTGAAGAAGTATCCGCTTACAAAATCAGCTGTTCCCTTCCACGCAACGCAGTCAATGAAATCCGTTTCCTTCTCTCCGCCCTCCGGCGTGAAGTCGCGGTCAACTGCCAGCGTGAAGGATGCAACGGACGTTCCGCTCTGCGTCTTTCTCAACTCCGGGTCGCGCGTGAGCCGCCCCATAATAACAATGTGGTTCAGCATTTGCCGTCCTCCGTATCCCCCTCGTTCTCTTCCGGAGCGCCAAAAATGGATTTCAGGATAACGTCAATCTCATACGATTTCAGTTCCTTGTACGCTCTCTCAAGCATCGAAAGCTGCATACTTTTTTCCACCATTTCCTTGTACTGAACTGCATCCAGATAAACAAACGATTTGCGTTCTTCCATGCTTACATCCCTTTCTTATAAATCAGTTTCGTTTCATCCCAATCGGGGTATATCATTTTGAGATACCATTTGATGTACTCTTTCATGTGCTTTCGCTTTTCCGTCTGGTCAAAGTCGTTGTGGCACTTATCGCAAAGCGTCACAATGTTCTGCTCGATTCCAAGCCCGCCTTGCGAGCGCGGTATGAAATGACACCACGGATTGCCGGGGCGGAGGCAGACGATGCAGCGCCCGCCGTCGCGCGTCCAGACGGCTTTCTTGACCTTCTCAGGTATCTTTGTTTTGCTCGTTTCCTTACGCATCCCATTCCCCCTTGAGCCGTTCCAGTTCCTCCGGTGTCAGATACTCCACGCCGACCTGCTTGCAGTCCTCAATGATAAGATCGAGCAGCACGCCCATTTGCTTCTGGTCGAACGTGGAGCTTCCGTAGTACAAAACAACGTTCGTGCAGCCGGGGAGCTTTGACTTTAACGTATCGCTGCACCAGCCAATGCCGTTGTGCTCCCATCCGCTTTGCAGCTTCTCGACCGCTTCCGTCGGCACGCAGACCACCTGACTGTTTTCCGGGATGTCCGGGATGTAGTGCCGGTACAAGTCGCGCACGCCCATGTTCAGCTTGCCTGCCAGTTTGTTCATCAAAACCCACGCATAAGCGTTGGCGTCCCGACTCCGCTTCTTGCGAAATTCCTTGATCGTGACCGTGTACTTTTTCTGTGGGTCAATCTCCCCGGCAACCATCTGGGCTTGTCCGGGCAGCTCCGGCCGGAGTCTCAGCCAGCTCCCCGAAGCGTCCATGCTCCACGAAGCTTCAACGATGTTCAGTTCTTTCAACCGGAATGCCCCCCTTTCTAAGACACTTCGCAAGATATCGAAGCCGTGGCAGATACTCCCCTTCTATCCATTCCCGATCATACGGTATCGGATGATAGGACAGCCTATCGTCTTCAATCTCCCGAAACCAGTTTCTGTAGTCTTCCGGTTCCAAATGGTACGCCACGATACGCAGCGCCTTTTTCGCCGCGAACATTTCAACCTGTGCTTGCATCCAGTACGCGCGGGACACCTTGAAGGATTCTCCCTTGTGCGTCTTTACCTCTGATATTTCCTGCGCGTCCTCGCCATCCAGATTCACCCGCAGCCGAAGCCGCCGAATCTTGATTTGCCTGTCCATCTTTCGGATGCCGATATACTCCAGAATCCTGTGTTCGTAAGCACTTCCGGTATCCATTTCCAGTGTCGAAAAGTGGTCGCGGTTCACGCCGAGCTTTTGCAGCCAAAAGCTGCGGAATGTCTTTGTGTCCCATCTACCCATGATCGCCGCCGTATCCGACGCGCCGAACCATCCGCTTCTGTCGTGATCGTGTATCATAAGCGTTTCAGCGTATTTTCCAGATACTGAATGTTACCGAACGACGCCATCAGCTGATCGAATTTCTTCTGATTCAGCCCAAGCCCCGAGAGGATATAGCTCATATCCGCCCCGTTTTGCAGTTTTAATGTAATCAGCTGTTCGATTCTCTGCTTGATCGCCATAATGCTGTGCTGGGATAGGTCATCGTCCGCGCGTTCCGTGTCCTTGTCGTTCAGCCAGAGCTTGAAGCCAAGCCCTGTGTGAATTGCCACGCCCTTCACAAAGGCTCTTGCATGAGCGTTGGAAATCCGAAGCTGATTCAATGTGTCATCGTAAACCACTAAGGAACCGTTCATCAGCGGCATATCCATGCGGAATGTCTTATCGTCGATGTGGATTTCGACGGAAACGAAATAGCACCCCGTCGTTCTGCCATTCTTGTCATGGACTTCTTTTGACTGGAATAAGTACCCGCC